TACGGTTAAAGCCGATATTATCAGGGGGCAAACTGGTACTACGGTTAAACTGGGTGGAGTTCTTGATACGGATGGGAACTACATCCAGACAGAGAAGGGTGGAGATTTAACTTCAGCTTCTCCACTCGTAATTGACACAGACGGAGATTATTTTGATGTGACAGGTACAGTTAGTTTTGCTGCCATGACCGTAGCTGCTGACCGTCAATTTACTCTCCAGTTTGATGGAGTGTTGACAATGACTCATCATGCTACTAATCTGGATTTACCTGGTGAGGCAAATATTACTACTGCTGCTGGTGATGTAGCAACCTTTCAGTCAACAGGTTCTAATACGGTACAATGTATTAGCTATACAAAGGCTGATGGAACTGGAGTTGTAAGTAGTGGAGGAATAACTCTTGGAACTGAACAGGCTTCAACAAGTGGAACTGCAATAGATTTTACAGGCATCCCTGCTGGTACTAAAAGAATTACAGTTAATCTTTTTGGAGTTTCAGTAGATGGCACTGAGTCATTAATGATTCAACTTGGAGATGCTGGAGGCATTGAAACATCTGGTTATTTAGCTATGGTGCAAAATGTAAACGCAACTACCAAATCAACTGCAGGTTTTCAATTGCTGAGAGAAGGTTCTGCTGCTCAAAAGCATCATGGATCAATTATATTTTCACTTGAAGATTCAACAGCATTCACATGGATAAGTAACGGCAATCTTGGAGATTCTACTGGTACAAATTGGAGTGGATCTGCTGGTAGTAAATCACTTTCAGCGGAGCTTACACAATTAAGAATTACAACTACTGGTACACCAGATGATTTTGACGCTGGTGCAATTAATATTAGTTATGAATAGGGGGTTATAATGTTAGTAAGAGAAAGAAATGTAGTAACTGGTGTAACTACTGAAAGACCTTACACTCAAGATGAACTAGATGATATTGCAGATAACAATTTTATAAAAAAATTGTTTAAAAAAGTAGTTCATTTATATCCAACAGTTTTAAGAAGTGATGTAACTTTTGACAATCTAGGTTCTGGCGTAGAAATAACATATTGGAATACTGCAAAATTAGGAGCAGAGCCAACATTTGCACAACTTGATTCATTAGTAACAGATGCGGAAATTGAATCTTGTCAGAGGTGGAAGATAATAAGGAATGAAAGAGACAAGCTGTTAAAGGAAAGCGATTATCTGATACTTGCCGATGCTCCTATAACTACTGAAAAGAAAGAGGAGTGGGAGACTTACAGACAGGCACTTAGAGATATACCACAGGATTATGATAGTCCAGATGAAGTCGTGTATCCTGATAAGCCTGAGTAACAATTAATTTAATAGGAGATAGTATATTATGAAGACAAGGAAAGGGAGAAGTGTAGTATTGATCGTAGGTGTAATAACTCTATTCCTTACGGCAGGGTGTGCTTCAATGTTGTCCAGGGCATTAGTGCCGGATGTGGACACTCATCTTAAGGCAGGAGAGTTATCACATCTGAAAAGCGTTAATGCGGATTTCAATGATAAACTGCTTGCTCTGGCTGATAAGGATACGGATAAAAAGACCAAACTTGCCCTGGCAAAGATAATATACAAGGGTAATAAAATGGCTACTGACATCAAGCCTTCATCGGCTGAAAATATGATGCAGCAGTATGCAAGGATGGTAGGCAGGACAGGGGTTGAGGAACAGGTAGGAGTTGGAATAGAATGGACAAAGGGTTTGATCAGTCAGGTTGCAGGTGGGACAGTAGCAGGAGGTGGACTGATAGGCACATTGATTGGTCTGATACGTAGCCGTAATCGTAAGGCAAAGGCTTTGAATATTTTCAAAAGTGAGTTAACACCTGAAGAATTAGCCAAGACGAAGAAGGCTGCAGAGCATACAGGACTTGAAGCAGAGGTCGGATAAACTTTTAAAGTTATATTTTACGAGGAGGAAATTATGGGAAGTACAGGTTTTAGGAACATAGTAAGTGATAAGGATGATCACTTTACAGGTGCGTTGGCACAGAATGCTATAGAGAGCGAAAGTATTGACATGCCAAGTGACTGGGCTACGGCAGGTATAAACAAGTGCAGTATATCTGAATTAAGTTTTCAGGCAGACCAGACTGGTCTTGATATGGAATTAATATTCTGGTCAAATTCTGATTATGATGAATCTAATCTTGATGAGAGTAAGATTATAAACAGGGTTACGCTGGCTGCGTCTGATGGTAATACTATTGCAGGAACTGGTACTACTTATTACCCAAATCCGTTAGCTCAGAGTATAGAATATTATGACGAAGATCACACCAGTAAGATTCATGTTAGTTTAGTTAATCGTGATGCGACTGCTAAGAATGGTGGGGCTACAGGTGAGGTTGTGTTAAGGATGGGATGTACTCCATCATTTAGTTAAGCTGTTCATTAATAAATTATGGAACTATCTCCGGAAGCGATTAGACAAGCTAACGACTTCAATATGTTCTCTCAGTATATACATACATGGGAGAGTAGACAGTTTTTAAATATACCTGAAAAGACTATAGCATTATTCTTTGGCAATCAGAGGGGTAAGGGTGCTATGACCTGTATGGGTTACATACATAGGGTCATGGGTACTCATCCCATACCTGAACGTAATATAAATTACTTTGAATGTGCTAATGGTCATAAATTTAGTCCAAGTACCTGGCTTAACGGTTTAGAAATGCGTTATAAGGACGGATTATGCCCTAAGTGTCCGAGGGATAACCGTAAGGAAGTAAGGTTACATAAACGTGGTAACAAAATAATAAGATTTGCTGGTGACATACTCCCAGAGAGTGAGGGAGGCAAATCTGGTGAAGCTGACGGTTCTAAGGAAGTAAAGTCTGTACAGTATCTTGAATTTATGAAATGGTGTCCTCCATTCTTAATTCATAATCCTTTAACATCTAGAAAGAAACAGATAGGGTTATACGATCCATACGGTGGTGATGATATCATCTTTGAGTTCGTTTCCTATAAGATGCCAGTTGAATCAACGAGGGGGCATCAGAGAATTAGTATATGGGCTGACGAACTTGGTTCTGAGGGCTTTTATGACGAACAGAGACCCAGGCTTATGATCGAGAAGGGTGACTTCATCATCACCTATACTGTCACTGAGGACACGAAGAGTACTATATTGTTTGATCAGATTTACGATAGAGCTAAAGTTTACTATAGATCTCAGTTTATGCTAGATGAATATTATAAGAAGATATGTGGTGAGACTAAAGCTCAGATAGAGAGAACCAATAGTAATTATTCTATAGCTGTAATTGAATCAGCGTCAGATGACAATCCAGTGCTTAGTACGGAGAATGTTATTGAGTACCTGATGGAGTATCCTGATCCTGAAGTTCAGATGATGAGACGCTTCTGCGTATTTACACAGTTATCATCTAGGATATTTCCTCAGTTTGACTGGTCAGTACATTCAATCGACCTTAAAAAAGCTTTTGAGGAGGAGACTTCTAGGGATAAGGTGGTATTATGATAGATATCATACCCAGTCCCTGGACGCACTTTAGGACATGGGATTATCATAGTACTAATGTTAACCCTATTTTATTTCTATCGTTATCTCCGACAGATGAATGTTTTGTCTGGCATGAACTTAATATAGATCCCAAGAAGAATACTACTAAGATTATTGCCGAACAGATAGCTGATACATCCGGTGATTATAAGTTCAGGCTAGACCGTATAGATCCATTAGCAAATGAAAATCAGTCAAATACTAATACCACAGTTATTCAGGATCTGAATAAAGAGTTTAAAGAATTTAAAAAATCAGGTTTTGGTACTGGTGCTAGTTGGGAACCTTATGATACTAAATACTATGTTACTAAGAAAGGTTTTCTACGTGGAAGAGATAATATTAAGCAGAGACTTATTAATTCATCTTTAGTCAAGAAACCATTTAATAATAAGGTTAGAGATGAACATGGCTTTGAGAAAAGAATACCAACTTTATGGATATCCAGTAATTGCAGAGTTACCCTGAACTCCATATATAAATGGAGAGTTGAAAATGGTAAACCTTCTCAGAAATGGAGTCATCACTGTACTGCTTTAGAGGGTATTATGAAGGAAAAGAGGTTTAAATATCAGGAAGTCTTCTATGAAGATGATATGGATATTCGTAGGCGTAAATATAAAGACAGGCGAATTAGTACTTACTTTAAAATATAGGAGATATTCATGCCAAAAGTTATCAAACAGGGTGCAATAAAAGATAAAGATTTTGAAGCAGAGTTTGATGTAAGAACTTTAGCTGATGCTGAAAAAATAAGAGCTGATGGCAAAAGGTTTCTTAAAGCACAGAAAGCTAGTAAAAAACTTATGAAAGAAAAGGCTGCTGAGGTAGCAGTTTTAAAGAAAATTTTAGGGAAATCTAATGGCATACAATAAAAATAAACCTGTTAAGGTTACTAAGAAGAGTCTGGTCGAAGATATTATAGTAAAACGGATACATGGTGAATATCTTACAGGTGAAAGTAATAACACAGATGATGATCGTGATTTTGAATTAGCTCTTGATATGTTTGATAATGTTAGAGGTGATAGGGATTACGACTGGCAGAGCAATATACCTATACCAGAGTTTCTTAATGCTATTCAAGGTCAGGCTGCAGATGATGCTAATGCATACTTTGCAAGGAAGGAGTTTGTGTCAGTTAATATTCAGTCTACAGACCCAGACAAGCAGGAAGCTGCGAGAGCTGCTAAGGATCTTATAGATAAAACCCTAAGCAGGACCAGTCTGGATTACTTCCAGAAGTATATGAGATTATCTATGACTAAGAACATAGGTGGTCGTAGTTATATACGTGCATGGTGGGAACAGGATTTAGAACCTAAAACTATTCAGGTAACACAGCAGACTATCCTTGAAAATGTAGATATAGCAGGTAATGAGAGGGTAAGTGATGAACAGGAACCTGCTGTTATAGAGGAAGAGGTAGATGAGGATGTTGTAGATGTTATACGTGACCAGTTTAATTTTGATGTTATAGATCCTAGGAATATTAGATACTCAGGTGAAACTGTGACTAATATCAGGAACAAGAACTGGATTGTACTTAGATATGATACAACTCTAGAAGATCTGGAAAAAGACGAAGAAAAGCTTGATTATATCAATCTAGATAGAATCAGGGGAATTAAGTTGTCCGGTGAAACTGAATTGAAGAAAAAAACTATAGACTTTGATTTAAGAGCCACTTCACCTAAACAGGATAATGATAGTACGCCAGTTAAGAACCTGATGATTATAGAGAGATGGGGAAAGGACTATGCCAAGGTAGTTAGCCGTGATATAAATGGTGATCCTGAAGAAGTTGATTATGGGTATGACGCTAATGGTGAAAAATTAAAAGATGCTGAATTAGTACATTTAGTACAGAATATAGCAGTATTAAATGGTGAAAGTTCTGAACAGATTTTAATTAGGCATATAATCAATCCTTACATAGACGCTAGGGGGGATAGATATATTCCTATTGCCAGAGGTCTATGTTATATACATCCAACTAATGATAGAGGATTTGGTGATGATGTTGGTAGTAGAGGACTACAGAAAGCTATTAATGATACTTTCGCTGCAACTACAGATAATACATTACTAGGTATGCTTAAGATTATAAAACAGCCAGAGGGGTTTGATGAAGAAGAAATGCCATTAAGGATAGCACCCATGGAAGTATGGCCATCTGGTACTGAGGTTGTTGATTTTCAAAATAACACTATGCCAGCTCTTAATATGATGAACTTATTAACTGAAAAGTTTAATGAAACTAATGCTAGGGATTCAGGTGTGCCAGTATTATCGTCTGCTGCTGCGACTACAGTTGCTAGAGCTGAAAAACAGGTTAATGTTCGTAGCCAGTATAAGAATCTAGTATTTGAAAATACTATGATGAATAATTTATACTGGATGATTGTGCAGATGTCTGGGCAGTTTATGTTAGCTGAAACTGCTATAGATATGTTAGGTGAAAATGTAGCTCTGGCATTTAATGCTGATCTTGATTATATTTATCATCCTATATCTGAATCAATAGATACTGACAGTACTAAGGGTGCTAAGATTGATAGGTTAAATACTACAATGGGATATGTTGTTAATTCTCAGAATCCTAATTCTTCAGCTGTTGTTAATAATATTCTTAAACAGATATTCAGATTACTGGGTAAGGAAGAGGAGGAAGCAACTAAAGGGTTATTTGATGAATCAGCACCTGTACAGGAACCAGCAGGTGGTGCTGGAGGAGCAGGTGCTGGAGAGTTATCAGCGGCACAATCGCCAGTTAACCAGTCAGGATTACCACAGCCAGGAGGTCAAATTCCAGGAGGTGGACCATAGAGGAGGAGATAAAGCAATTTAGATCTAGATTCTCTGGTATCCCTGATGGAATATTAAAATTACTGTTCGATAGTCCGGAGTTTCATGATGCCTTGAATCATAAGATAGGCAGGGAGTTAGTTTATGATATAGCATTTTTATTGTCCGAAGTAATTGTTAATCTACCAAATGATGTTTCGAGGGTAAGTTCCAAGGCTGAACTTGATAAGGGTAATGCTGAGTTGAAATTATGTAGAAATGTATTGATTAATATCTGTAGCACTGTTGATTCATGTGAAGACAAGTCCGAAAAATCTGGAATAAATATTTTCAGTTCAGATGAATGGAAAGTATATAGTCGGAAATGTGCTAACGATAGAATATTTAGCAAGGATAGAATCAGGGTTAATAACGGACAAAGTTTTGTTACGGCATATAAAAGTAGTATGGGGGTAGATGTTATATCTGAGGTAACTAAAAAAATAGATCTCGCATATGAAAAGATCTGGAAAGGTGAAGCAACTGTAGAGAGTATATATGTTCTTAATCTATATAGACTCGTTAGAGAATTATGGAATAAGAAGAAACGTGAGTATGTTAAGAATATTAATAGGATTAGAAATATAATTTATGGGGAGAAAAAATAATGGCCGAAACAGTCGGAAGTGAAAAAAGTCCTGAAGAGGAACTGAATGAAGCAGCAAACATTGATGATAATTCAGCTATTCCGGATGCAGCATCTGAAGAGAAGAGTGAGCAGACTTTAGAAATTGAAAGACTTAGAGATGAACTTACAGGTAAGCAGAATCAGATAAATAGGTATGATGGAGAGCGTAAAGATTTATCTGAGAAGATGAATATTTTAGAAACTCAGATAAATGAAATGTCTCAAAAACATGAAGAGGAAATTACTGATGATGATGAGTATGAACCTGTAACTAAAGCTGAATTAAAGGATTATAAATCTAAAGAAATTGAAAGGTTTCGGAATTTTCAAAATACGCAGGTAGAAGCAAATAGAAGGTATCTGGAAGAGTATAATAAATCTGTTGGTGAATCTTCTATGAGCGTTGATAACGATGATGTATTCAATGCTATATCTAGGGAGCATGACTTACTTGTCAGTACTCACTCAATGCCAGAATCTACAGGTAATGCCATAGTAGATGGTCGTATAGGCTGGAGTGAGGCTGAGAGATCATATTTAAGGAAGATGAACGCAGCAGGTAAGCAGATACCCTTTAATAAAACACCTTCAACTAAACCAGTTCAGCCAGGGTCTGGTAACCTTAACACTTCTACGGTTAAGACTTCACAGGCAATGCCTGAGATGTCAGCAGATGCACAGCAACTGATGGATGATTTAGGTGAGTCTGGTAATGCTGATTTTGCTAATAAGGCTCTGAATAAGCAATGAAGGTTATAACGATTACTGATAATATGGATCAGAATCAATTCAATAAACTGGCCAGAGCTGTTGGCATGTTGTCAGATGCTATAATCAATGAACATTGGGGTTCCTTTGAATTTAAGATGGAAGCTGGTAATTTACTACCACATGTTCCGGTAAAGGAATCTAGAGAGTTATATAAAAGGAGTAGTAACAGTGACAGAACCAAGGAGACTAGGAAGACCGAGTCGCAGAAGCAGGTCGGTAAGCAGAACTATACCCTTACCAGGTGATGGTGGAGAGTATGGTAACTGGTACGCTTGCTGGTTTTGTGGTATGCACTGTAATGATGTAACGGATTTTCTGGATGATGGAGCTTCTAAGATGCATACAACCTATCAGGATTTCACAACTGTAAGTACGCTTCAGCGTGGCGTACAGTTAAGATTAGGTGATCCCACATTTTTTCAGCGTAATACATATGTGGTGAAACGAGGAGCAGACGGAAATCATCAAACGGTGGTTCACCTTCGTAAGATTGTGGATACTAAAGGATGTCCAGGATGCGGAAATTTAAACTGGCGTGGTGATTATTAATCATACGTTTCAATTTAGTTTCACGTTTTGTTTTTATTTTTGTTAGAAAGTTTTAACAGGAGGATTTTATTATGGAAGTAGTAGACACTGGATCGTTAGCGGTTCAGAGAATCTGGGCCCCTGTTGATGCTGTTGATATATATCGTGTTGGTATGTTAGTTGGATGGGAAGCTGGAGCTTATGATGGTATTGTAAATGCCGGAGCAGCTGGAGCTGGACCTGATGCAACAACTAAGATATGCGGTATTATAGAAGCGGTTGATGAACGTGACCCTACGCATGTTAGTAACACAACAGCTGTAGGTAATCAGGTAACTGGTGTTGTTACGGCAGCAGCTCAGGAAGCAAGGGAATTAGGTTTTAGTTCGGATAGGGGTTCCTGGATTTATGGTGATAAGTCAGTACATGTAAAGGTTGCTTTACTTACCCCCTGGACAAAGGTAAAGGTTCCGTTATTTAATGCAGCATACGGAACTGCACCTACTTTACTTACCAATACTGTAGCTGACGCTACAGGGATTTCTGGTACAGTAACAAATGCTTGTGACTTTACACCTGTTGCAGATACATGTAGTATGTACTGTAGAACAGGGCTAAGTGAAGGTCAACAGAGAGTAACGGATGATACAAGTACAACTACACCTACAAATGATCAGGCATTCAGTAAAGGTACTGCTATTGGCGATACATTCGTCAGAGTACCTGGTAGAACATTCGGAGAATCTGCACTGGCAACAGATGCAGAAGCTCTGTATTTTGACGTTGCACAAACATCTGCAGACAATCACTGGATTTTCAATGTCTTGGAGATGAACCTTCAAAATGCTGGGGAAGAGCATGTAATCGGATTTTTTGACTATCAGCACTTTGACTGATGTTGAGTAGTTTTTAAAAGGAGAAACAGATGAATCATTCAGATGAATTTATTAAACTACTTGAAGCTAAGATGAGACAGGTAGTCGAAGAAGAAGCACATTACGCTGATATCGAATCAATGATCCCTAAGATTTTTGGTTCAGGTAAATCCGATAGAGCTTTTGAAGAGTACATGGCTATTTCTGGTGTTAGGGACGCATACGCTTGGTCTGGTAAGTTTATAACACAGAAGCAGTATCCTGGATACACTTCAAAGGTTATCTTTCAGAGGTTTGCTAACAGGCTGGAAATTGATCCTGCTCTTATAGAGGATAAACAGTATCCTGTTATGATGCAGCAAGCAAGGGATCTGAGAAATTCTTACGATAGGAAGAAAGAAAAGATGGGTGTAAACATTTTCGCTAATGCTACATCTGCCGCATTCGACTTCCAGGAATCTGAAGAAGGTTTGTCATGGGCTAACTCAGCACATACAACCAAGGTTCCAAGCGTAAGTACAACTTCAGGTTTTAGTAACACAGGTACATCAGCTCTTGATCCTACAAGTTTAGCAGCTGCGAGAATCAGTCTGCAAAGACTAAGAGACTCTATGGGTAACCTTATTGGCTCTAGGGATAAGCTGGCAATAGTAGCACCTATTACGTTAAGTGACACTATTAACGAAATAATTGGAACTGATAAGGGACTGTATACTGATGAAGGTACTATAAATGTACATAAAGGTCAGTACTCTTCTATTCCATGGGTATTACTAGATGAAACATCAACGACTGACTGGTCATTGATTAGGGTTAATCAGACAAAGAGAGATCTTTTATGGTTTGATAGAATCGATCCAAAATACTTGGTTCATATAGACAAGGATACACTGTCTAATGTTCATAGTATTCATGGTAGGTTCGGTTACCTATTTAAAGACTGGCGTTGGGGTTATCATAACAACGTATCGTAGTAGCGTAAAGCTAATTTACTTTTTAGTGCAGGGGGTGTCGCATCTGCTGGATTAGACCCAAAAACACGCACATAATTTAAAGGAGAATTAATTATGACAGCAGGAAGATTTCCATATAATCATGGTGGTGTTCGTGAAGTAACTCCAGCACTCCATGATATAGGTGGTAGACCAGTTTACGGTAATGTGTACTTTGTTGACTCCGGTAACGGTAATGCAGGTACAACTACTAGTGACGGTCAAAAGAGGCAACCATTTAGCACGATTGACGCAGCTATTAATGTCTGCACTGCTAATAATGGTGATGTAATTTATGTGGCACCTGGACACGCAGAAACTATTACTACTGCGAGTCAGATAGATGCTGATGTAGCTGGTATTTCAATTATAGGTTGTGGTAACGGTTCTAATAAACCAACACTGACTTATACTATCGCAGCTGGTGAATTTGCCGTAGGTGCTGATAATGTACATATTGAGAATATCAGGTTTGTATCATCTGTAACAGCTGTTCTCAAGGGGATTGACATTGAAGATGGTGTAGATTACTGCACAATCAAGAATTGTGAATTC